TTTGAATAAATTCTATTGAACCTATCAATTAATGTATTTGTTTCAATCTCCCCAGATTGCTGTATTTTGTTAACATCAAAAACCTTAAGTTGATTGCCTCCTACATTACGGATGATTACATCTGTAGAAAATAATCTTCTTAATCTTGAAAATAAACCTTTATCTGCCATGTTTTATTTATTTATAAATATAATATTTATTACCCTAATAACCATTTTATGTCATGGGCCTTTCCATCTATTTTAACTTCATATGGATTTGCAATTTCTCTTCCCAAACCTGTGTATGCTCCTGTTTGAGTTGATTTATTACTCTTTATACTACCTAACGCTGCTCTAGCCATATCTAAACTTTGTTGTTGAAACTTCAATGAAGTATCACGTAGGAACATACCAATTCCAAATGACATAACCAAGTCATCGTTATAGCCTGTTTGAGCTTCTGGTCTTCCATTTTTCCAAACAAACACCTTCATTTCTTCTAGCAAACGTTTTGAACGTATAGTTACTGATTTATCACCAACAAATTCTCTAAATTTATTTATACAAAGAGGTCTAGTTTTCATTGACATTGTAAATCCTGGTACCATTTCAGAATTACCCTCATATACTCTCAAAAATGATTCTGCTGTTAATGCATCAGATTTTGGTGATTGGTATAAATTTCTATATCCTCTTTCCCTTATTGCATCTAAAGATGCCCAACCAATATTAGCATTTTCAACTACTAACATTGCGTTATTATATTCTGTAGCTAACCCTGTTAAAAAATATCCAAATTCTTTGGGTGGCATTTGTCCTTTATATTCAGCAACCTGAGTATTTGACTGAATATCCATTACATGACATGCAGAAAAATCTTTACCATCTCCTCTAGCTACATCAGCTACTACCATATATTCTCTTGAATAATCAGCTGCTTCCCAAACCCATAAATTTTGATCTGCTCCTCTTCTTTCCATTGGATCCTTAATAGTTGTTTCTTTTAAGAAATCAATCCATTCAGAATAAAATACAATATCACCTGATGTGCTAAAATCACAATCACACTCTTGTGCTGCTAATCTAGGATCACCTAATAATGAATCTTGTTCATCTCTCCATGCTTGATCTCTTTCAGGGTGAACCCACCAAGGTAATTTAATAGGTAAAAATTGATTATCTCCAGATTCAGCATTAACCCATGTTTTATGGAACCAATTTCCTGTACCATAAGGTGTACTTAATACTATAGCTCCACCCCCAGTTGCTAGTGTTTGCTGAGCCGATGCCCAAATTTCTCCAATATTATCAATAAAAGCTGCCTCATCAACTAATAGTAAAGATACTGCTTCTGATCTACCAGCATCACTACTTGCTGATGTTGCTTTAATAATTGATCCATTACTAAGTCGTAATGATAGTTTATTATTTTCTTCTGCTTTAATTGACAGCCATGAAGGTAAGTTATCATACATGAACTTAACCTTAGTAACCATATTACGTGCTGTTTCCTGCTTAGTTGCAATACATAATACATTTTTATCTTTATGAAATAACATTAACCATAAAGAATAACCTGCTGATAAAGTAGAAATACCTAACTGTCTTGATTTTAAGATAATTGAATAAGGATTATCTCTAAATAAATGTAATGATTTTTCTTGAAATGGGTATAACCCAAATTGGATTCTTCCTCTTTGTGGGTGTTGAATAAAACAATATTTTTTCATAAAATGAGCAGGATCTTTAGCACATTTTATATATTCTTGTCTTATTATTTTTTTTATATCCTCAGCCATTATTTAGGTAATGAATAATCTATTACATGAATTGTGATAATTGTACCTACAACTCCTCCAACTACACCAACCCAAGGTTTTTTATACCATTTATCTACTTGGTTTAATCTATCATCATATAATTTGATTTGTTCATTAAGAAGTTTTACTTGTTGAAGTCTATAATCTAAAATCATACTATCTTGTTTAGATAACATTTCATAGTTTCTAATTTGTGATTCTAAATCAAAGATTAAAATAGTTTTTACTTCATCCTGTTGTTTAAGAGTATCAATAGCTAAGAAAAAACCTTCAAGTTCACTTTCAGGAATTTCTACTATTTTGTCTTGACTATAACAATTAAAAGTTATAATCATTAATAATGATAATAAAATATTTTTCATGTTATTTTTTTCTGTACTTTTTTTCAAAACTATCTACTGTACTTTTAGCATTTTTAGTACTTTTTACTTTTGATTTTGTAGATTTAATTTTAGTAGATGTTTTTTTAATTTTTGCTTTAGTAGCTTTTTTCTTTTTTTCTACACCAGCAGCTTTTCCTGTAATAAAGTCTAATTTATCATTGTTAGCTTTAACTCTATTATTAAATTCTTTTTTACTTTGACTATTTTTTGACGAGGCAAATATGGCTAATATCCCTGCAATTGTGCCTCCAATTGCTATAATAATTTTCCAAATATTTTTCATAACTTTATTGTAATAGAGATTCTATCTCTTTTTTAATTTTTGTTAATTCTCTTAATCTATCAGTTAATTTAGCTTTTTCAGCACCTTCAGCATCTTTCCATTTTTTAACTACTCGCTTCATTTCAGCTGTTGTTTGTTGTAATTTAGTACCTAATTTAGATACAGAATCACCTTTTAAATCACCTGCTTTTGGCTCCTCTTCTTCCTTCTGTATAGTTTTTTCAAAATCACTTAATACAATTTCATCATATGCCTTACCTATATCACCATCATATAAATCATCAACTATTTTTTTACCTAATTTTTCTAGGTACTCATTACTTTGGTTTTTAAAACTATTATGTGCTAGTAGATAATCCTGAGCTATATCTTCATAATCAGCATAATAATCTTTACCTTCTTCAGTAGTAAGTTCTTTAGTTTTTTCTAATTCCTTATTTAATTCAGCTTGTGCCTTTGCTTTATCATTAATGTCATCAGCTGTTTCTGCTTCAGATAATATTTCAATTATTTCTTCTTTTATAGCCTTTTTGAATTCAGATTTTTTCATTTTAAGAGTATTTTGGTTATAAATATCACGAAAGAACTGATAGTTTAACTGATTTTATACGTTCTTTTGTTGATCCCTTAATTTCAACTAAATTTTTAATTTTATGTCTATATTTAATAATTAATAATTGAATTGTCTCATCAATTTGTTTTCTATAATCTGCGTCGGTTTCTCTAACCCCATTATTTTCTATATCAACACCTTCAGGAGATACATAAAATATATAATCATACTCATTTAACATATTACTTGCAAAATGACAAAAATCATTTGCTTCTATATAATTCATTGATTTAGAACATTTAGCAAATGCCATTACATCAATAATAGTTCTATCAGTAATAATATTATCATTCATTAATTCACTAGCTCTTTCAGCTAAAAATACAGCTTGACCTTTAACAGTAGAATCAGTATTTAAAGGAATACCTAACTCCATTAAATATTTAGATCGTTCTGTTGTTGATTTATAATCTTTAAATTCAGGCAATTCAGCTAAAGCATTAACTAAAGTTGTTTTACCTACTGACATTGTTCCGCAAAATCCTATTTTCATAATTAAAATGGTAAATTATCACTATTATCTTCTTGTGATGATCCAGGTAAAACCCTATAACTATCACTGTCAAAATGTTGAGTTGACACCTCGAATATACAACTTCCTTCTTCAAGAGCCAACATTTGGTGAGGTTGTCCTGGCATTAAATGAATACAATCCCCTTCTCTAACTATTTGAGATCTTAATTCTGCTGTTTCAGTATCATACCAACTATATTCAAATTCACCTTTAGAAATATACCATGCTTCATCTTTTAACATATGATAATGCATGGAGAATTTTTTCATTGCTTTAAATACTAATAATTTACCACAATAAAGTTCATTATTAACAATCCATAACTCATGACCCCAAGCTTTTTTATGGATTTCTCCTTTATAAGGCATTGCTTGTAGTGTATGTTCTCTCATTAGTTTCTATATGTTTCTCCTTTAGGAGCTGATTGTTTATACCACGGTAATCCTTCTCTTTCTCTCATAATATCGTTATAAACATCTTCAGGATATTCAATACCACTTAAAAAATAACTTTTTTTAAATTCACTTTTTCTTGATAAAGGAACTATTGCGGGTGCATCCCATCTATGATGTTTAAAATGTTCTTCACCTTCCATTCTAATTAAATAATGTCTTGCACCTTTATATTTTATTACTTTTTCTTCAAATAATTTTTTGCCTTTTGCCATTTTATTTATTTATTTTATTTTGAAATTTCATAAATGATCCTTCTTTATCATTAGTTAAACCCCCTATAGTATGAATTTTATCATCTTCTTCAGACCAAGGTCCTGGTTTATCTACATGCTCTAAAAAATCATTTATTTCTTTTTGATCCTTTAATAATTGTTCTGCTACTAATGTACCATGAGCTCCTGATACTGAAATCCCCCTAGCAGATAATGCATCACCAACAAAGTGAACATTTGGGTATTTTGTTAAAGATAAATCCTTATAATTTACTAATGGCTCAGGAGCTAAATACTTAACTTCAGGTATATAAATACCCCAATCATCTTTTAATGTTGGGAATACTTTTTTCATATCATCAATAAAATCTTCTATGTATTTATAATACCCCTTAAATGC